GGTGGATCCGTGTATGAACATGAGTTGTGGGATTTCAATCATGATAACGTTTGGTGCTCCACTTGGCGGGGCTTAAAGTTAACGACATTCCTTGTCGAGAAACGCCAGCTCAGTGAGTTCCAAGCGGTCGTGTTGCTCGCTCCAGTAATGACATTCTGGGGTCCGGCGGCATGGTTCGCGAGGTTCATGCTGAAATGTCCACAGTTAGCCCGGTTCAATCCGGTTGTGGGTAATCATGTGATCTTCCATGTGAAGGAATCAACAGGCAGTCTTGTTACCCTCGGAAGGGTGAATGGGTTCTCAAGTGCACGTATCCCGGCGGAAGTGTTCGAATCGTGTTTCCTCGCGCAGGACAATGGCAGTACCAATGCCAACCTCGCAACCATCAGATCTTGGCTACCACCAAGTTATGATGAACAGGAAGCACGCCGCCAGGCTGCATACTTGCTCGATTTCTATCGGGCGAAGAGAGCCACATTTATGCCAACCGTTTCTCCCACCGCGTTGAGTGACAGATCTTACTCTGCAGACGTCAAGAACAGCGGCGACAGTCCGGAACCACCATCCGTTGTCACGTTCATGTCCCCCCTCGATGATCGAGCCTACAATCCACGCCAATGTCCCATGAATTCAAAATGGGCCGTTGAGTCACGTGTACTTGGCCTCATCAAGGAGAACAAGGGACTCAGTGAACCGACACCAAGGATTCGTGGATTCGCGATGGAATTCGTCGAACGTCTTGCAACTGAGATTGGCCCATTGCACCCATCTGAAATTGAAGATGTAGAGTTGCAGCAGAAGTCAAGAGCCCAGAAGACCGGGCTCCGCCAAGCATTCAATCTTGGCGTTGACACTGTGAATCGGGTCAAGTCATTCATGAAGCGGGAGCCGTATGGTGAGGTGAAAGACCCTCGCGTAATCACGACCTTTGATCCATCAGTGAAGCTGAGCTATGCTCGCTTCATTCTACCCATCTCCGCCGTAATCAAGCGGTTCAGGTGGTATGGATTCCAGAAGCCTGTTGATATCGCGAATAACGTGGTCTACACCGTCGCCAACGCATCACATGTCATCGAAACTGATTTCGCTCGTTTCGATGGCCGCGTGACCGAAGTGTTACGGGAACATCTCGATCTCCCACTTCTCATGGCCCTCTACCCGGACTTGCGGTCTGAACTGGATGAAGCTTATCATCTCCAGTACAATAACCGCGTCCGCATGGGCGAATTGAAGTACGATGCTGGGGCAACTCAGGAATCGGGGTCGATGGATACTTCCGTACTCAACACCATCCGTGGTCTGTTCATCAGGTATCTCGCCTGGCGACTCTACGGCAAGTCCCCCACTCAAGCGTGGGACATGCCGGCCATCCATGGAGGTGATGACGGTCTGTGCTCCGTACCACACGGAGAGTCTGTGACGCGTTTTGTCGAATGTCTCGGCATAGCGGCTCGAGCCTATGGGCAGAAGATTGAAGCCGTGGTAGTACCACGTGGAACACCGTTCACATTTCTCGCACGCTATTTCAACGCGTGGGGAGGTGATGACAACAGCATGTGTGACGTTAGACGTCAGATGATGAAGTTCCACACCACGGTGAATGTGCCGATGACGCGCGATGAGAAATTGCGCCAGAAGGCCTACAGCTTCTACCTCACGGACGCCAACACACCTATCATTGGACCAATGGTGCGTTGGATGCTCGGGAAAGTCTTCCAACCAAAGCAAGACCTGCATAAGGACGTTGCGGGATGGTGGTCGACTTACGGTCGGGATGAGCAGTTCCCGAATGAATACTGTGCATGGATGGATGAAGTGGTGGAGGCCACATACCCAGGGTTTGATAATGTTCAACTTCAAGCCGCCATGCTGGCAGATTGTTCCCCTTTTGACCTACCCCTTTGTCATGAACCGGACGAGGTGGTGGTCACCAAAACACCGGTAGTAATCGGCGGGGACATCGCCCTACCGAAACAAGCACAAGCATCACGAGATGGTAAAAGTGATGCCCAAGACGTACAACAAGTACCCCCGCCAGGACAAACCAAGCGAGTTGCGCCCACGAATCACCGTGGACACGACACCAGACCTGCGACCATCCGTGGTCGAGACAGTAAGACTGTCTCAAAGCAGGCGCGAGGTTCTCCAGGCATTGGTGACCCGAATGCAAAATTTGCAAGTCGGGGAGCAGTGTCTAAGCCGCGAGGCTCAGACCGCGATGGACCTCCTTCGGGACGCCACGCGCGCACTGACGTCGGTAAAACCGACCGAGCGAAAACTGCTCGCAGCTCACGCACTGAATCACTTCCAGTGCGAGATGCGACTGTCGTGGATCGAGTACCTCGAGAGCAACCCGTCCCCAGTGGACGAGATGCCCCACCGGTACCCGCTGCCAGCAATCTCGGGAGTAATCCCGGGCTGCCAGGGAGCACACTTCCGGCGAACAGGAGTAACGACCTCAAGTCCGCTACGTTTTGGCGTGGCACCGGACGAGGAGAGGAAGACGTCAAGACGCTCGTTGAGCAGTACGGTGGAACATACACGCCGCCTGCTCCATTCGTCTTCGGCAGCGGTGCCGCAATGCCAGCCTTTAATTGGGCCGCAATGCGAGATGCCGCCACCTCGGCTCCAGTTCGCAGCTCCACCAGCGACAGTAGTCCCCCCACCAACGATCGGAACCCTCCCCGGAAAGACCGGCCGATCAGGACTGCCAACACCAAACGGACAAAGTGAGCCGTAACCAACTCACAGAAAATTCCAATAATTGATAAAG